TCATTACTTCAACTTCATCTTTAGCTTTTTGTACGTCAGCTAATGCTAATGCTAATGCACTATCACTTGCCTCTTTTGCTTTTTGTAATTCAGCTAATTGGACTTGAACAACGCTCAATTCGTCTTTAGCCTTTTGTACTTCCTTATCCACAGGAGTCTCCTTTTTACTTTGTTTTACTGGATTTCCAATCGTTTTGGATTTCTCAAGGTATGCTTCAAACTTACCTTGTGTACTCCTAATGGATAGTAAAGAAGCCACATTCAAATCTTGAATAGTTTCTTTTCCATCTTTCACAGACTTTAAAATCTCTACTGAGTTGATAAAATCTTGTTTCTCTTTCTCACACTCTGCTTTATAATCTTCCCAAGACATATTCGATTTATCTTCGGAAGTCATATCTTCTTCGTCAGTGAAACCTAAAATAGCTGTTAGAATTTCAGCATCTTCGCTATACACGTTGAAGAATTTCTCTAGGAAGTCATCGAATGGTAATGTCACTTTAACCATTGTAGCTTTTTCAATATCAGCATCTAAAATGTCATCTACAGACTTCATTACTAAAGCTTCTGTATATCCCGATGCAGCCCCGCCTTGACTACGATGCACCAATGCAACATGGTGTGTGTCTTTGTCAAATCGGTATTCGTGTACTAGGCGTTTAGCTTTCTTAATCTCATCACTCATTGTTTAATTCCTGATAAACGGCTGTAGCACCAATGCTGACACCTTGTATTTCATTATTCTTAACCATTGTCCACAACAGTTCACTATCTGTGTCGCCCTCTGGAAAGTGCCAATATTGCAACCAACTTCCTTTCTTAACTTCAATCCCTGTATCGGTAGTGAAGCCAGCAGGGGTAATAAACGATTGTTCAATCTTAGCTTTCTCAGTATTGATACGGTGGAACAAGTTAGCTTTGTTGCATAACGTATTAAAACTGATACAGGCTTTCTCAACACACTCTTCTGTGTTAGTGTCGCCATGCTCATCAATTTCATTAGGTGCTAATACAACAAACATAGCCCTACGTTGTTCTACATCTACAGCCTTAGTTACTTCAACTGTTGGTTGTGTCTCTTTTAGTGAACCACCATCTAAACCAAATGTGCTAGTAAGTAGTACAGCTAGTTTATCAGCTAACACCTCAACCACACTTTTCTTTACTTCTTTATGTTTGTTAGCCTCTGAAATACCTATTAAAATAGCATCTATGCCGTTGTAACCATCTTCTGTAGCTTTATCGGTTGCTGCTTTAAAAATTTCTTTCTGCTTTTCGCTAAAGCCGTTTGTGGAGGCTGGTAGCTTTTTAGCTTTGTGCGACATTATGCTGCATTCTCCATATTAAGGTCTGAGGTGTTGTTAGCTGCTACTGTGTTCTTACGAGTTCCTTCACCACTTGGAGATGTAAACCCTTGTCCACTTTTAGAAGTAGCTGCACCTAGTATGGTGTCTAGTTCTTCTTGTGTTGTGTTGGCATCAATACGGTGGGGTAAATCTACCATCTCAGCAATAGCGTTCACATTGTCAGGAGTCTTAGCAATCAAGCCTGTTGCGGCTAGGCGTTGAATAGCTTTAGACATAACTTCTAAATCAGCTTCTTCAATATCACCATAAACAAACTTAGGAAATTCTTCATCGTCCCAACCATTACGTCTGAATAAATCGGGTATCAAGTCTTGGTTTAGAACGTCTTGAATCTCTTGTAATCTTGCTTCTACGGCCATTGATAATAAGTTTGTTTTACTGTCTGCTAAACTGAAACTACCTACATTATTTTTGCCAACGGTCAAAACATCGCAATAGAGTGCTGTTAGTATTTTGTCATCATACCTACGAATGGCTGCATCAATATATTGGCTACCACTGTTTTGCACAGAGAGAAGGCTAAACTTGAAGTAAGGCATTTTCGTCTCGGGGTCGTACATCAATGGTGTAATCAGGCCAGCTTGTTCATTGTTATGTAGATTAGTAATAATCTTTTGATACATTGAATAAACAGCTTTATCTGCTGTACTAGCATCTTCCGCCATGTACTTAGGGTGTAACTCTAAATGAGGGACGCCGCCCATATTACGACTATAGCCAACAGCTTCAATTTCTTCTAATTGTGTACGAAACTTCCAAGCAGTATAACAACCAACTAAAGGTGAAGTACCTTCGGGATTATCTTTAGCTACGTCTGTACGAAACAACATGAAACTTTTACGAGGTATTTCAATCTTACCACTGTACATTTGAGGTGCATAACGGGCAGCGTTCAATGTTGATAACTGTTGTTCAACACCAATTAAATCGCGCCCATCATCGCTAAACTGCCAACGATATACGCTGTCTTGTGAACGGATAGGAAGCTTGCGAAGCCCCATCAAACCATCATTATATTTTGACCCTTGATTCTTGTAACGTCTACGGAACACTTTCTCATTGACACAGAATCCAAAGGTGTACATACTGACAACTTCTTTAATGAAGTTAAACCAAGAGTGTTCCATGTCGTTCATGCACTGTTCAACAAACTTAGCCTTAGCCATCTCTAGTTCAGCTTCACCTGTTGGGGCTACAGTCCATTTGACACGACTAATCATCAACTCAAACATCCCTAAAGCTGCTTTAATTGTTGAGTCTGCCGACATTTTACGGAATGTTTTTACTGATTGTGGGAAGCGTAACTCTCGTCTAGCTTGTTCTAAGATTTGTCCGTTACTTACTTGTAGTCCTGTAAAACCTTGTTCTTGTAACTTGATTCTAGGGATTGTTCCTGTGCCAGTAGAGAGGCTACTAACGTCAGCTTCTAATTCCACATAGCCTCCTTTTGGCAATAGCTTTAAAAGCTAAATGAATTTGTTGTTGTCATGTCTGGTATTGAGAATGTTGGGATTTGGATTGTTGAGCAGAGGTACATGAATGCGTCCCCTACTGCGTCTACTTGCAATATGTTCAAATGTAGTCGTTAATCACATTCCGCTTTATTTAAGCTGCTATATGTCGCCATATAGTTCAGGTCATATCTTCATACATTATTATCTTCATGTATGCTTACCGTTTCGCTTCACTTGAAGCTACTCTACTCCGTTCTGCTAGTGTCTTACAATATACACACTTAACGCACCGTTTCGATGACCGTCACACGTTCTCGCTTCTCAAGTAGCTTTCGCCCTCATCTGCCACGAGCTTCGCTCGGTATTAGGTACTAGACCCGTCCACCGAATTAGATAAGTTTATTGACAACCATTTCGTTAATCGTCATGTTTCCCACGTTTTCTACTTCCATCAAAACCTTCAAGTTCTTCAATGAAAGCCTCGTTCCAATCACCTATCACAAGCTTAATACCACCCGCTTCGCTTGCAGCACAGAATGGTGCAAACCTAGTAATCTTAGATTGATTTGTAGCTTTGGTCTTAGCATAGAACCCTTGTTCAGCTAAATCTTTTACGATAGTAGAGGCATAAGCTTTACCAGCAGCGTTGGGGTCTTGTGGAATTACCACTAAAACATCATCACCATCTTCTCTTGCTGTCTCTAATATTCTCTGATACACTTCGCCATGTCTAGCTCTAAATCTAACCACATCTTCAACATAGTAGTTGTTGTAGTCATCTTTAGACATTAGCACACCCACTGTATAATCGGGGTTTGGATTCATTTCAGAAGGAACTGTACCAGCTAAGTCGTAGGCTCTGACTTTCTTTTTTACCTTTAATGGGGGTCTATCTACAATGTCTGTCCACTCTTTCTTCCAGTACCCACTACCCTCTTCATCTGCATACCAACAACCCCATCTTAAACGAGCTTGTTCTACACGACCTAACCCTTCTAGCCAACCTAAGTATTCAGGTTGCGCCTCCATGAGGGCTGGGTTGTCTGTGATTAATGCGCTAATGAAACAGAATGACATTGGCGTAGGCGTAAACAAAGGTGTAGAGTATTTTTCAATTAGCTCTTCTTTTGTGTCAGCCCATATCATTGTATTATCTTTTCTGATAAAGTAGCGTACTACGCCATCTCTATCTTTGCGCGGATAACCTTCTTCATCTAGCCACCATTCTATCCATTTACAAAGGAAAGAAGATTTAAGTGGGTTGCAGGTCATCTTAATACGGGGTTTAACTTGTGGACAACTTGGATTACGCAGACGAGACATTAGATATACGATCTGTTCTTCTTCATATTGCTGAGCTTCATCGACCAAAATTTCATTGGCTTGTAAGCCTTGATAGTTGTCTTTATCTTTTAAGTACTCAAAGTGGCGTAAATACACCTCAGCACCGCTTGAGAAAACAAACTTATTTTCTTGCGATTTCCATTTTACTTTTGAATCTACTTTCTTGTACATTTGTAGGGCTGTATCTAAAATACCTCCACTACCTTTCAATTGAGGGGTTGTTCTACGGGTGATAACACCACGGAAGGTTGAGTATTTTATGTGTGGTATGAAGTCCATCACACCTAGATAACTCTTACCACTACCTGCTGCCTTGCATAATTTTAGAGGCGTTACTCTCTTTCCACTATTTCTAGCGTAATTGGACTATATGTTCTACTTTTCAGTAGCCCCCCGTTTCGAGTTCACTTGAACCCTACTGGCGTACACTCATCGGCCATAGTCTCTACACGTTCATGCACGTTATTCCACTTCTCACCATGACAAGTCACTGGTCTTGTGGTTGTAGCAAGCTTCGCTCGGCATCGCCCACGGCTTTACGTTTGGGTTTCACCGAAAAGAGGGGTTTTTAAGTTTTGATAAAACTAGGAGGCGCATCCACCACCAAAAACTACAACATCTGCTGTGTTGGTTAAGAACTGGTGCTGTTTTTCAGACCTAGCTCCAATAACCTCACGCTTATTTTCTTCCATACTTTCTCCCTGTTAGAAAAAGCATCCTTGCTTTTTGTTATTAAGACTCTAATGTTTTCCAAGACTGGTTTGTACATATCCTATGTATAGAGGATAAACCAACACCAAACTTCTTGGCAATGGCATCGTAAGTCCAGCCATCTAATCGAAGTTGTTTGATTACAGGTATATCAACATTTTTAAGCTTAGTTTGTGGGCTATCTTCTAACCTCTTGGTAAACTTATAGATAACAGATTTAGCAAGCCCGTTATCGTATGCGTGTTGCGTATTCTCTTGTGCCGTACACCACTCTAAATTTGAATAGTGGTTGTTTAGCTTATCGCCATCTTTATGATTTATGTATGGCTTGTTATCAATATTAGGTACAAATGCTGTCGCTACTAATCTGTGTGCAGTAGGCCAAGATTCTATATCTCTCGAAGCATCTCTTAAATGGTATGTAGCGTACCCACCACGATTTACCTTATGTGTAAGCTTCTTCTCACTTCTATTTCGTTTTACAAGGACACCTTGATTGATATAAGTATCAACTCTGGCTAACGACAATATATCGCCATTCTCACTTACTTTATAGAAACCTTCAAAACCTGCAACGTCTTTCCAAACTAATTCTTTCATATCCCCTCACCCCTAAATAAAAAGGTGAGCAAAGCCTTCGTAGCCGTTATTCACAACCCGATAGAAGGACTTACATTTCTCAGATTCTCTCAAACATTTAATTAAATAATAAACTAAATTAGTTTAATCTATCACTTCACTAAACATTCTCTTATAACAGGAGTATAACACACAACCTTATATTGTCAATCAAATGTTACAATCTATTAACAATTCATTTGTTAAGGTTTTTACAACCAATCTCGTTAGGATGACTCGGACAGTATGTGTACTGCCAACCGTAAGGGGCTTCCACCTGCTTGCCAAACTTTGGAATGTCAGTAGATGGTGATGTACACCCGCACAATAACAGAAACATTAGAACGATAATGTGTACCATTTTCCATCCACCTCATCTAAAGCTTTGTCCCAACGATAGGGTAGGGATTTAGGGGTCATAGGCCATGTGTATCTGTTATCTAACACATACCAACCATTACTCGTATTGCACAGCAATACACAGTGGTATGTGTTGGTTTCGTCCCAACACAAAGCCAAGTGTAAGTCTTTACGAGCAAAACCAGCACTAAGCAATAGTTGACGCTTGAGTAATGCGTAATCCTCACAATCTCCAAACGTATTTGCTTCGACCCAATACTCAGGCTTACTGTACTGCTCTAAATCTGTTTTGTAAGAGACTGACGCATTAACATCGCTATTAATGCGTTCAGCTATGTCATAACTGTTCATCGTCTTGAATCTCATATTCCGTTAGATTAGCGAGATTATCAGGACAGGGTATTGAGTAGCGACCGT